TTTTCTTAACTTTCTATATATTAAACCCCTTATCGTCATTTGTCAACCCCTTATCGAAATTATTTTTTATTGAGATTTATGACAAACATCCGTTAAATGGGTAGAATGAAAAAAGCTAATTTGAATAAGATTTAATGCCCACAAATCCAAAATCCAAACCGTACGATCGCCAGCCCAACGAAACAGACAAAAGTTGGGCGGCTTTTTGTATCTATAGGGATATGGGGCGCGATAGGAGTGCTGAAAAAGTTAGGCTTAAATTAGGTCATGGCTCTCGCATAATTGTAGAGCGATGGTCATCTAAATACTCATGGGTTAAGCGTTGCAGCGCTTTTGACGATAACGAGCTAGAAAAAGAGTCAATCATGCTGCAAAAAGAGCGATTAAATCGTCGTTTGCAGATGGAAAGAGATGCATGGAATCGGCGCGATAAGCTCATCAAAAAAGCTGACACCATCGCTAGAGTGCCATTACTCAGACCAGAGACAAGTGAAGATGGTACTCAAATATTTATGCCTACGGATAAATGGAGCGTGAAGGATGCGATCGCTTTTTACGAGTACTCTGATAAGCTTGGCATATTTGCAACGGGCGGCGAAAAGCCTAAAATGGATATCATTGACGCTATTAACTTTTTAGCTACTAATGAAGTGCTACCGCCCGAATTTGCTGTAGTTGCATCTAGGGGAATAGAACAATTTAAAAATCTGCTTAGGGAATTGCTTAAAAATGGGACTGGCGACGTTAACGAACAGTTTGAACCGACAGAACCGATCGGCGCTTTCTCGGACATACTCGCAACAGCAGAAGAAGCTTCAACTACACCCCCTCCAGCAAACGATAGCGAATAGCCAAGCCAAATACACGATCGCAGTATCAGGGCGGCGCTTTGGTAAAACCATCTTGCAGATATACAAAGCCCTTGAGCGCGTTGCGGTTGGTGCGCCATATAACCCAGTAGCGCCGCCTGTAGTAGTGTTAGCTGCTCCTACCTTGGTTATGGCTCGTAGGCTGCTATGGAAGCAGTTGCTAAACACCTTACGCAACCATAAAGCAGTCGAGAATGTCAGTAAATCAGAATTTACAATTACCTTCAAGAATCCCGATCCGTATAAGTTCTATATGCCCGATCTAATGATCATGGGACTTAACGATGGTGACGGCGATCGCGCTCGTGGTTTGCGTCTATGGCATTTTGGCGGTGATGAGTGGCAAGACTGGAAAGCAAGTATTTTTCCAGAGATTATTCAACCTGCGCTATCTGATACGCAAGGCAGTACAGCGCTATTAACTTATACTCCCAAGGGCAAGGTTAATCATACCTATGAGGCTTATCAAAACGCACTTGTTGCCGATCCTAGGGTATGGCAAGCGTTTAAATATAAGAGTGCCGATAATCCGATCCTTAAACCAGAAGACATTGAGCTACTTAGACAAAGCTTATCCCCCCGCTTATTCCGTCAAGAGATGGAAGCATCATTTGAAACTTTTGAAGGGCAGTTTTTTGAAACGTTAAGCGATCGCCATGTCATCAGCGATCGCGACTTACCTAAAGATTTCATTTATCGCATATTGTCGGTAGACTGGGGCGCGGTAAATCCTAGAGCCTTGGTAGTTTGCGCCTTTATCAAAGATGGCTTTTATCACTGGTTTGTCGTTGACGAGTGGCGCGTACCTAGAACAATGCAGGGTCAGGCAATATTAGAAGATGACTTTTTATACGAGTGCCATAAATTAGCGATGAAATGGCAGGTTAATCGCGCTTTTGGTGACCCATCTCGACCTGACGCAATCAAATCATTACGAGTGTGGAAACCAAAAGAGGGGCAAGTATTCAAAGAACCATTTAAGAATTACTGCTCAGAAGTTAGGGGCGCGGTAAACGACTTTATTAAGGGCATTGACTTAATGAGTAGCGACTTCTACCACGAACGGATCAAGATTGTGGATACATTGCCTCAGTTCTTTGAGGAGTGCCAATCGTATCACCGCAAAAAAGATAAGTATGGCAATATCACAGAAGAAGAAGCCGATAACCAGGTGACGCATGGCATCGACTGTTTACGGTATGCGATCGCGTCAATGCCTCCTGTTAATCGTCTATCAAGCTTTGGCAGTAGCAGGGCCATGTAACCCGTATTTTTCGATAGCTCTATCCACAAGATCCTCAGACATAGGGTAATGAGTCCCTTCCTCGGTACACCAATAAGGGCTGTGACACCTATACCAAATTGCAAACCCTGAATAATCAAAAAGAATATTTTTGTTTGGCTGAAAATCTACATACGCATTAAGAATCTTGCATTCCTCTGGTTCATCATCTTTGCCTCTAAAGTAAAAAATAAATCCGTCAGGGTATTTACGATATTTTCCTAGTAATTCGTCAAGTTCTAGGATTAATGCTTTTTTATGTTTTTCAGCAAGCCTTTCCGCTTCAATTTGAATACTCATGATTTTAGTACCGCTGATTTTAGTACCGCTATCCACTCCTGCGCTCTTCTATCGCGTTCGCTATTGTAGTTTTGATCGCGATAAAACTTATATCTATTTTCGCTCTCAATCCGTGACAGACTTGATTTAGTTTTATCAGGATTCAGTAAGGCAAAACCTATTAACTCTGATGCATTCATTTCTTCAACTTTTTTTTGCATAATTAAATCCTTAAATTTATTACCAAAAAAGCGCCATATCACTACAGCGCTTTTTTGTTGGTTAAGTCAGCTAATTAACACCTAACAAGAATTGTTTGTCTGAATCATCTAAATTAGAAACAGCAAGTCGTTCAAGAAAGGTTGTTTTCCAGATACACTTTTTTGTTTGCTCAATGTCGAAACACCATCCGTCAGACATTTTATTTAAGTGATAATCAATGCCATTTTCAGTAAAAAGATTTTGCACCCAAGTCTTTAAAGCGTCCGAGCATCCACTAATTTGGTAGATTTCCATGATTTTAGTTCAGCTAATTAGCTAAGTCCTAACCCTCTCTTCACCAGATCCATCGGATCGGCTGTGCGGTTAAAGTCACTGGTTTGACGCTTGCCACTGCCATTAGGGATATTATCACCACTAGCGCGATTAAGTGGCTTTGCTGCTGATGGCTTCTTAGCTGCAATCTCGTTAGCCCAATCTTCAATTGTGAAGGGTACAGTCTTCTTATCCACAACCTTAAATCGCTGAGTGCGATCTTTGACTGACTCTACAACAATCACCTCAAGATCGCCGTCTTCGTTTTCCACTGCTTCCAACTGCTTAGCGTATGCAGGGTTATTGGTGAAGTCATCAAGAAATTCAGATTTAAAAACCTGAGCAAAAGCGGCTTTAATTTCTTTTTTGATGAATTGCTCTTTAAACTTAGCGTCTTTTTCTTCTAGCCTTTGCAGCGCCTCCTCTTCACGTTTCTTGGCTGCTGCTTCTTTGGCTGCTGTTTCCGTTAACAGACGCTCCTTTAATGACTCAAAATCACCCGTCCGCTTGGCTCGTTCTTCTTCGTCTAAACGCTCCCTTTCCTTAAGTTGAGCCTCAAGCTGCTTAGCTCTTTTCTCTGCTGCATCAGCTTGCAATCTCAGTTTTTTGAGTGTGACTTTGACTGTTTCGTTTTCTTCTGATTCTGGCTGTTTTACCTCATCCGCTGCGCCACTGCTAACACCATCGGTAGACTCAGCGCCGCTTTCTTCGTTCTGGTAGAAATAGTTTCTAAATTTAAATCGCATATTCAAGCTCTAGTATGTTTTCCTGATAAACTCGCATAATTCTGTAGTTGCAAATTGTCGATAAGCCATTGCCGATCGCCATTGTATAAAGCCATTGTAGCTCTAAGATCGGAGCCACTTTGCTTGGTGATACTGTAGAACGATGGAACAGATTGACTGGTTACCCCAAGACTACCGTCGGTCATTTGAGTATCGATAGTAGTTTTGTATGTGTCAAGTCCATCAAGCTTAGATTGTACCTCAGTTATAGCACTTACCCCGTAGGTGTCTTCGTAGGTTGTGAGAGTGCTTTCAATTAGAGTGTAATAATCGCGTGTGAGATTGAGGTATTTCACGATGCGATCGCGATCATTGTTTGTCCATGTACTCATGATTCCGACTCCGTTTCATCTTCTTCATCATTTTCGCTGTCATCTTCATCATCAGTCTCTACCGATTGGCTTTGATTAGCAGCAACCGTCTCAACAGGCGGCGCGATCGCCACAATCTTCTGATCTTTTGGTAAGAAATTAACCCTATGCAAAATCTCAGTAGCAGCTTCTTCTGTTAATCCTTTATTAATTACCTCGAAGATAGTGCGAATTAGATTCACATCCGCAGGGGCAAGAATAAAGCTCAAATCTACGTCAATTGTACCGTGATCATCTGTTACGTCTAATCCTTCCCACATTGCCCAATGACAAAAGATTTGCTGAGAGCCTGACTCTTTGTTAACCTCATACTCTTGTAATCCTGCTTCGTTTTGCCCTGCTTTGATACTTACCTCAGTAGCAGATTGTTGGACAAAAGACTCACCTAAGAAATTGAAAACAGTCTGCTTAATCAGTGCCTCTAATCTATCTAGCGCTTGAATCATAGGCGCGACACTATTAGCATCAGCTTGCAAATAGTAAACCTTAGCAGCCCCGATTTGAGTTATCACTGTCTCAATGACAGCAGCGCCGCCTGTAGACAAAGGATCGCGTTTTTCTGGAATAAAATCAATATGCTCACGAACTGCCGTTGGCTGCATCTTGCGAACTGTTGCAAGCCAATCGCTAAATACTTGGTAGTAGGTATGATTCTTTTGCTGCAAATCAAGTAACGGGGGTATCGTATCCCATGGGTTAGCGCTGGTTACTGAGTACAGGACAAAAGGGATTTGACTTAGTGGCTTACCATTTGTATCTAACAATGGTTTAGGCGCTTCTACCTCTATGTATTCCTTTTCGCCTTTGTCGTTAGTTTCAATGCAAGTTACCGATCTCATCACAGCATAGTAAATACGATCTTCTTCTTGCACTTTGATTAGCTCGTATTCCCAGCAATAATTTTTCATTGATTGCTGGTAACGGGTTTCGCTAATTACCTCACTCCGATCAATCGTGACGTGCTTAAGCAGTACAGAGCCGTCATTGGTGTATTCGTAATCCTTGATATCAATATCTAATCTAGGAATTAGCACTGAATAGGGGCGCAAATCTAATTGTTGTTCAACTGCACGATTAGGGATTTCGCCAAAATTAGGATAAAGGGTAAGCACCCCTACAAAGCCATCTCTAACAGCCATGCGATCGGCTTCGAGAAAGAATGCTCTAATTGATGTTCCGCGCTTGTCAAAGTTCTTTGATGCATTGATAACCGACTCAGGTACATTGCCACTAAGCACCCATTTACTTAGCAGACTAGATACAATTTTGACGGCTGGTTTAAAGAAATTAACAAATAGCGATCGCCTTAATCTGAAATACCACTCTTTCGGTGTTTCGCTTGGCATGAGTGGTAAATATTCCTCAGCCAAATTATCAATAATCTGATCGAGGTTTTCGCCATAAATCCAAGCGCTTTGGCCCTCGTAGAAATCTATGCAACGCCTGACATTAGCTTGCTGTCTTTGATAAGCAATGCTCTTTAATGTTGGGTTGTTATCGTCGCCAAGTATGTTACCGCCCCGATAGCCTTTAGCGATCGCTTCTGGCAATTGATTTGGCTGTAACGTGATTAAAGTTTCTGTTGTCATTTTTGCAACATTAATTATTAATATGATATTATCAGCTTAATCTGAGTTAATGGGGCGTGATGCCCTAATTAATAAAAGATTGCGGAAAAGACTAGAAGTGATTTCTACCTTTGAGCGTGATGCCCCCGCTACACAGCAAAGCACTCAAAGTTAGGAATCATAAATATGGCAGCTTTAACACTATTAGAAATGGCAAAGCAAGCCCGTGAGACGGGAGACGTTCTCAAGGCTGGTATTGTCGAGCAGTATGCGGGTAATTCTCCGATCCTTGACGTTATTGCGTTTGAAGAAAGAGCAGGCGGTGTCGTTGAGTGGCTACAAGAGAAGCGACTCCCCGTAATGGCTAACCGTGCAATCAACGAAGGTTTTACAGCCGATATTGGTGAAGTTGAACGACGGATCGAGAAAGTCGT